TTTGCTACACGATTAAATCGGCAGCACTTCTTAAAAGTTCACGGTGTGAATTGGTAGGTTCAATAGGAACCAAAACCTCAAATTTCTTTGAGTAAACCCCAGTGGGGACCAATTCAAACTCACTTATAAAGAAGTAACTCCGAAATAGTATTGATTCCATTGAAACAACCCGCGACGACCGTGCCATCGCAGTTCTACAGGCCTGCCTGTAGCGTTAAAGCATTTATTTATTGACATTGCCATGTCATAAGACTCCTTAAGGAGCCACTGGCACACTCAATTGATAATCGAGCGTAGGACAACAAAGAAACCATAATAAAGTAAAATCAGGCCCTGTTCCAGCATAAGTAGTAACAGTCAAATTACTGGTAGTAGTAGAAGCTGTTTGTTGCTTGAGAAAAATCTCAAGAAACGTACATTCTCTATTAGACCAATCATGAGTATTACCTAAAATGCTGTCAGTTGGATCTGTATACATAAAATTTGTTCCTTGTTGATGTGGTGCTTGCCAAGACACTGCACCATTAGTGGTTGTGGTTGTAAAAAGTGCCCCTGCTTGGCCAGGATTGCACACTATATTTAAGTAGCGCACTGCGGCACTTTTAGAGATACCAGTATTAATGCTGTTTGCAAAAAGACCAGCTCGTGCATCTTGCTTAGTATCTCTATTAAGACGAGAAATGCGAATATCACTAACCTCATTATCAGCACAAGTGTTAACTGTATAATTGACACTACCTCGATAAGCACCAAACATCATCCCAACATAAGTAATAGGATGGGTAGGTGCAAAATTGAAATTTGCAGTACCAGTTGCAGCAACAACTTTATTTGCTGTAAATTTCCCTTGTGGATCATAACCAAAACATGGAGGAAAACGTGTATATGATTTTACAAACAATCCAGCCCTTGTATATGATTGTGGCTCCATTGAGGACACATCGTATAAGCTCCGCCGATGAAGTAATGTTCTTAAAGAAACAATACGTTCACCAAAGTTCTGCTCATAACGATGTGGATGTTTACCACCTTCATCTCCAAATGTAACTTCACGAGATTCGGTATCAACTTCATCTTTAGCTTGTACATCAAAGAATGAAGGTGGTGTACCATCACTGATACTATCTACAGGATTAGCTAACTCCAAATTGTCAGCACCCCACACAGTGGCTTTAATACCAACAAATTGTGGTGAGACTGGTGAAACTAGTGGTGTAAGTACAGTAACGATCAAGAGTCCATTATCCAATAATGGATCTGCTGGCATAGATGTATTTTGTGACCAATTTAGTGCACCAATACCGCGCATTCTCAAAAAAGAATATGCTTGATGGTATGGTACGCGGAAGGTTGCTTTATTATTGGCACCGATATCTAAAATAGCTGTGTAAACAGTATTTTCTGGAAGATCAGCAGTTCCTCCACTACCAGTAGGGTCCCATGAAATTTTCAAACGACCTTTATGAAACTTAGTACAAACAACTTCAAACTCAAAGTATATATCACCACGCCAATGTGCAAACATTGTAGCAATATAAGACATAGGAGTATGATATACTCGAGTTGCCACTTGTGAAGAAGACCCATTCAGAATATATTGACCATCAAACATCATAGGAGATACTCTACTGTTAAATAGAACTGCTCCCACAGCATCAGACGTATTCCAATTATAAATTCGCAAAATACTGGGTCTACTAACTAAATGGGAAATTGACATTTCATCTTTCGGTCCAATACCATGTAAAGTAGGATCAATAGACAATTCTTGTTTAGGATCAACTGTCAATTTTTGAATCATTGTGGAAATCTCAGTAGTGGCAAGATGTGGTGCAGCAGAAGGTTCAAAACCATGAACGGCATCAATAATTGGTACATTCGTAAAACCAAACATGGAAGCAATTTTAGCTATAGCTGATGCTCCTATAGTTGTGGCTCTAGCAAATTTTCCAATAACTGGCACTGAATCAAGTTTTGAAGCTATATTGGCTACAGATGAAGCAACTGATGATACTGGACCATCATATTCATCTGCAGCTTGTAGTGTTAGTTCTGCTGTTGCTCCACTCAATTCAACATCTTCCAACCATGCATAAGTATTTATGGTTATAGAAGTTGAACCCGAAGCTGATGCTAAGGTTAAAGGAAACCCAACAAAATATTTGAGTACACCCATAGATTTTGCATCAGCAGCTGATTTCAAATTTAACCAATTTGCATGGTAGAAAAATGGAACATGAATTTCACCAGCTGAATTATCAGCAGGTATTAACCACGTTCCAGGTAATTGACTCAAAGGAATCAATTCTTGTGTAGTACTGGTTGGATTGGATCTGATTTTACTCTTTCTATAACCAGTATTTGCCGAATTAACACTAGGTTCATATGCTACTCGCGCCAAACCATAATGAAATGGTGTGGCATTAATAACAAATTTTAAACACAATTTTGCTCTCATAAAAGCAAAATTACGCAACTTTCGTGTAATAACGGTATTATTTAAATAGTGATACCACACTTCTAAGGGACTTCCAAGATAACCATTAGCGGTTGCCGTTGTCCAAGTGCGAGTATCAATAAGAGTTGGTCGACTAAGAAAAGCGCCCAAATCAGTTTTAGCAGTACCCCCCGACGAGACAATCTCGTTAGTGTGATACTGAATGTTATCGACAATCCCAACCGAATTATCCAAAAAAGTGAGGGTCTCAACCGTGAGTTCCTCACTTTCAGTAGAATCAGGTATGGGTTCATCAGATGATTGGATTATATATGGATTAATATTTTCCGTGCAGGTTCCATTACACCTACACGAAACGGAAATATAATTAGCAATTTCCCCAGCTAGATCACATACACAGGTGATCGTCCTATTTATAAAGTTTTGAAGCTATATAATTTAAGAGGACAAGACTGCTTAATCTAATCCTCCGAGACTACAG